TATTTAATCCATTAGCTTTTAAGAAAGCATGTATTGCTGGTGCGGCTTGCATTGGTCGAGCTGTTAATATAAACATGTTATCAGTACCAAACTTCTCAGCTAGTTTTAAAGCTTTATTAAGTAAAGGTGCGGGTTTACCATCAATAACTTTATTAAACTCTGAGAAATCAAAAGTATATCCTTCTGCTAGTAAATCCTGATATGTACTAGCATATTGTTCTGCGTTTAACTTTCCTTTAGTTCCATCTGGAGCTGTTGTAATGATATTAGATTTAGTAGTAGCTAGTGTATCATCAAAATCTAATACAGACATACCTTGTGAAGGTTGGTTAGGTACTCTTGAAAACATTATAGCGTTATCTACAATAGCAACAGTCTCTAGCTGTTGATCTAATGTCATATCATTACTTAATAGCGGATAAGCTTGTGTTAATTTATTTTTGATATTATTGATCTCACCTATGTTTTCCATAGTTTTTACAAGTTCGACAGCCGCTACTTTAGCTTGTGCTGGGTTTGCGTGTTTAGATATTAATTTATCAAAAGCATTTCCAGCATCTACGTTGTTAGATACAATATCTGTATTTTTAGAAAAGTAGGTTGTATTATCACCTAAAGCAGTTTCAATATTATTCACTACAGGCGCTGTTAATTCTCCTCTTCTAACTTTATCAATAGCTAGTTGTGCAGCTATAACATCACGAGCAGTTGCATTATACCCAGGTAGTAATATATCTTTTAAAGCACCCGGTATAGTTACTAGTCTAGTCCAAATATTACCACCAACACTACCTGTTTTCATACTTACCCCATCAATTATAAGGCCGTCCATAGTTTCCTGTATATCTTTGTTTAATAACACCCTAACGTAGTCTTTTAGTTCGCTATCAACTTTACTATCAAAAGTACCATCCATCATGTTTTTCAGATTCGAGGTTGTAAACCCAATTAAAGACTTCATATGCTCGTCGTGTCTTTCTTTTATTCTCTGAAACTCTTCAACACTAACTGGCTGAACAACGCCTTTAGTTACTTTTATTTGAGGATATAGCATTGCTGCGGCAATCTGTTCTTTTAATTGCTCTACAGTCACTTCTAACCCTTCGTTATCTATTCGTTCTTGGAGTTTTTGATCTACTAAACGTTGCACTCTAGCTAATTCAGCACCTTTTATTCCTGGGTTTGCACCAGTTAATATAGCACCAAACGCTCTTGCATCTTTGCCTTCGACTCCGTGGTACCTAGCTACATTCTCTTGAGTAGTAGTGCTAATAACTGATTTTTTTGTTGTACTACCGTGTATTGATACACCGATAATAGGTGCTCCACCTCTAAGTAATCCTTTTGCAAAGCTACTATTCATTTTGAAAATGGTTGATACCATTTTACCTCTCCTATTTCTTCCTTGAGCACTTCCGTCGTTTATAAAATTATTAAAACTTGAAAGAAGATATTTTAATGCTTTACTAGTTTCACTTTGACTAAAACCAGCATCTGTAATAGCTTTATTAATTAATTGATTTGCTTTCTGAGGGTTGTTTTGATTTTCATTAGCTATTTTTTCAATCTTTTTTACTAAAGTTGTAGTTACACCAACTTTGCTAAAATCAATATCAGTACTAGGATCTACCGTGTTACCAGCTTCTCTATTTTTTATTATCTCACTAGTCATTTCTTTTAAATCTTCCATTTTTAACACGCCTTTTGCGTCGTTATGGAAAGTGTAAAGAAATGCTGTGTTTTTTAATACTGCCGTAGGTAAAGTTTCCATGAAACTTTTAATATCAGTTTTAAATATTTGAACATCAAGAGCTTTATCAGGATTTTTATTGGAAAAATCATAAGGACTAATTGGTTCTAGATCTGGATTTTTTTTGAAAAAGTCAGTCCAATTATTAATACTCTCGCTTGGCATAATTTTACTAATAGCTTTTTTCAAGTTATCAAGTGTTATGCCAAATATTTTAAATTTAGACGCCTCGGCCATCACCACCTTCCCTATGTTACCAAACTCAGAAATAGGAATATTAAGATCGTTAGCCAGCTGTTTAATACCAGCTTCTGGATACGCCATGAACTGAGGGTTAGCCTCTAAATAATCAAGAGCTTGCTTTACTCTTATTGGATTTACATTAGAGTCTACAGATATTATTTTACCAGTCACCGTGGGCACTTTAGCAAAATATAAATCAGATTTACCATCACCAATAACTTTTATAACTGAGAATGGATTAGTTGCATTTATTAAAGCATTTTGTCTTATAGCTTGATTACACGCTAACATTGCTCCTTGTATAGGAAATGCTCTTAGCATGCCGTCAACACCTCTAGCAGTGTTATTAGGTTTGCCTCTATGTATACCTAAATTTTCTTGAACATGTGTCTTGTTTATATTCTTTTGTTTAACTTGAAGTGGTAAACCAGCCGCGCTTCCAGTTTTAGCTTTTTTAGCCGCAGCAGTTTTTCTATATAGTAAATCTGTTTTACCTGTTTCAGGATTAACCATGTTTAGTAAAACTCTAGGTACTCCAGTGGCAGTTCCACTAGCGGTATGACCATCTGGTAAACCAGATACATTTGCGTCTGAATTAAGCAAGAACATTTGTTGAGCAGACCCTCTTTGTTCTTGGTTTAAATCAGAATCATTTATAAGTTTATCTATAGGTATACCATAAAGATCTGCAAATATTTGTAAAACAGGCTTTAATTTACCTTCTGTTAATAGTTTTTTAACACCCTTATATGTTAGTCCATCTATGTTTACATTAGCATCAGCAACATTTTTAGTAATAACCTTACTTACAAATCTTTTATTTACTTCGTTTAAGTTTATCTCAGTATCTTTAGGTACTAATTTATTCTTTATAGCTTCGGCTAATTCGTTCTGTACTTCAACAAGAGCATCGTTATAAATATCTGGATTAGCTTCTACTAGATTTTCTATTCTACCATCTGGAATGGTTAAAGAGTTTACAAACATTCTTTTCCCTTCTCTTTCTATAGGAGTATCACTATCATCAACAGGATCTATTTTAGTTTGTTTTTCTACTTTTTCCTTAACACCTTCTTGCTCTATAGATTGAACAATATTACCATACTTCGGGTTCTTTTGAAGAAATCCTAGTAACCTAGCGTCAAGTATAGACTTACCACTTGCTGTTGGCGATAGTAAATAAGCCATCACGCTTTCGTAAGGTTTTCCAGTTTCTTTATTGATCATCTTTAAAGGATCAAAGCCATCTATTAAACCTGTTAAACCTCTTTTGTCATCAGCTATGAAATCTAAGGCTATATCAGCTTTTTCAGCAGTTATACCCTCAATGTTTTTTAATCTCCCTAGAACGTTCCCCTCGAGTCCGTAAGCCATCTGGGCAGCTAATCTTTTTCTTATTCTATCATTACCCCATCGAGATTTATTATCTTTATATATTTGATCAGTTTCTTGATACACTTTAGATTCATAAACCTCACCTTGATCTTTAGGAGCATCAACTTTTTTACCATCAACTAATTTGCCAATAGCTCCTTTATCTATAACTTTATTAATAGCTCCGCTTTCATATCCTTTTTCGATGCTATCATTAAAATCTTTTACAAAATTATACACGTCTCTACCATTATTAAACTCAATTCTTCCAAGCCAAGAATCAGAATGGTTGTTTTGGAAATACCTACGTATAGTATCACCCATTTTAGTAAATAAGTTTTCGTTATATTTTACATCTCCATTTTTAATAGCTTCTGATAAAGTTGTTATTACTTCCTCTCCTTGCATATCCATGCCCTCGTAAGCATTAACTTTACCTATAAAATCTTCACTAACCTTACTAGCATTATTATTAATATCATTTATTAAAGCGGTACCCATTGCTTTTTGTGTAGCAGGATTTTTCTTTATAGTCGCCCAAAGAGCGTGATGCATAAACTCATGCATTGGCGTTGTAACATTGTTTTTGTCTATATTAACATCTTTATTAATGTGTATAACAGAATTACCATCTTTGTTTGTAGATATATAACCAAACTCTGTACTCATTGATTCTATTTGAGCTCTTGCATTTGTTACGTTAGCTAGCTCGTTTCTTGCTTTAATAGCATCTTGACTATCCGGATCAAGATCTTTTAATCTATTTTTCCAACCTTCAATCTCAGCATCTAAAAACGCGGCATCAGCCGCTGTTGCCTCCGCTATTTCAACACCAGTTTGTTCTTGCATTTCAACAGTTCTACCTTCTCCACCTTCTTGCTGTTGTCTTTCATTAAAAGCATCTATTTTTTGTTGTATCTTTTGTTTTTCAATTTGATAATTTGCCTCAGCTTCTTCAGCTGTATATTCAGCGAGTATACTCTCTTTGTATTGATTTAATTTATCTACTTTATCTTGTAGTCTTTGAGCTTCTTTTTTCTTTTTCTCAGGTGTCATTTTCTCATCAACAGCTATAGCTTCAGCTTGTTGTCTGAGTTTTAATATATCTGATTCGGTTTGTATAAGTTGGTTTTTTTCATTATTTGATAATAAATCTACTTTCTTAATTTCTTGTGCTAGAATATTATTATTATCTAATATTAATTGATTTTTCTCTATTTCATATGATTGCTTTAACCTTGGATCGATATCACTTTTAATCATTTTCTCTAAATCTAATACCCTCTGTTGATTCTCACCTATTCTTTGATTAGCGTCTGCTGTTGTAAAAGCATTAGTGGCAAAATTCTTCATTGCCGGCATTTTTATAAGACCAGATATCATTGCACCACTAACGAATGATTCCGGAACACCATCAAATATACTAGTTAAAGGTTTATCAGCCCATTCACCACCTCTAAATCTATTTGCCGCGTTTTCACCTATAGTTGCCAAGGATTCAGAAAAACCTTCTGTGAACATATCAACACCAGTTCGTTTTAAGACAGACGCAACGCTTTTTTTCGTAAAATTGTTAAATCCTAATTTAAAAGCACCATTAGTCATACCACTAACCGCGGCCATTTGTCCAAATGTTACTTGTTCTGAAATAGCTTCTACAGCACCTGTTGTCATTGCTATACTATACAATTGAGCGTTAGAGTATAGCGGCTTACCATCAACACTGGGATACGCATCCATTTCTTCTTGCATTTCTCTAAACTTACCACCAGCTGCTGGTACTAACATAGCGCCAATTTGGAAAGCTTTTGTAGCTTTCATTCCTAATGATAAATAACTTGACATCCCGCCCGTAGCATACATTAATGCTAATTGCGGTATTTGATTACCAAGCATACTAGCTGTCCACTCACCAAAGTCGTATATACCATTCATTTCATCAAAACTAGACGGTTGCTGTACACCATCATTCCATTCTTCTTCCCATTTATTAAAACCATCATGCATAGCTTTTCGTTGCTCAGGAGATTGAGCCGCTTGTAATCCCCAACCAGGAATTGCAGCAGTCGTTAACGCTTTAGCCCACATTGGAGAATCTTCGTTTATAATCGCTCTTAATGGATTGAATCTATAAGAAAACTCTTCAGCGCTTTGTAACAACCCAGCCGTTCCACTAACAATACCATGCGCTAGTAAAGACCCTCCAGTATAATTTTTATCTAATAAATCTGCATAAAGAGAGAATTTTTCCAAATCTTCTGATTGCGCTTCCACGCTTCCAAGAACCTCATTATATGCACCCACTAAGTTCTCTCTTTTAGAGTGTAAGGATTTAGCTGTTTCATTTATACCCGCTAACTCATCTTGTAAAACACTCATTTCTTCATTAGCTTTATCAACCTCTTCTTGGCTTTTAAAATCCCTACCTTGTATTTTTTTTAGGTTTGCAACAATTACGTCTGCTCTTTTACCCATAGCTGCCGTTTCCTCATCTATAGATTCTAATTCATTACCAATAAGAACTTGTTGTTTTAATGACTTTTGAAAATTACCACTTAATTCTTTGTATTGGGTTTCAGTTTTAGAGAATAAATCTCTTTGAGCATCAGATCTAAACATGCCAAGAGTTTCTGTCCAACTAGTATCAAGTCCTGTTTCCCCTCCTTCTTCGTCTATAAATTTATTTACATTTGCTACTATTGCCGCTTGTTCTTGGGGTTTTCTTAAATGCTCTAAAACATTTTCTTTAACATCTTCTCTTGTTATACCAGATAATATTTCTTTATATTCAGGTGTATCTAAAATATCACCAGTGACTTCGTTAGGTAACATTTTATTTTTCCTTGCATATTCTCTTTTTGCTTTCTGCTCTTTAAAAGCATCAACGGTTTTTGCAAAAGTATCGTGACGATCTTTAAACAACGCTCGGTCTTGACCAGCGTCCGTAACTGCTTTACCACTACCTGCTTGTATACTTAATTGATTGCTAGTAGTTTCAGAAACAGCACCCTGCTCTAATAGTTTGTATGGATCAAATTCTTCATTGTCTGATTCTTCTTGTCCTTCGTTAGCGTAATCGTCAAAGCTGTCATAATTATCACTTACATTAACAAAATCATCCCATTGGGAATTTAAATCCAATTCAATTTCTTCTCGTTGACCTTCATTAACCACCGTAGCATCCATAAACTCATCTACATTATCTCTTTTACCAGCGTGATTAGCTTGGATAAACTCATTTAATTTAGCAGCCATTCTGTCATCAGATCCAAATATTCTCCATTGGTCAAGCGGTATTTCTAACTCTTCACCATTCTTTGCAGTAACTGTTACATTGTCAAACGTTCCAGATTGATTAAATTCAAAACCATATTGACGATATTTAGCGTTAAGTTCAGGTATAGCCTCTTCTTCTTCTTTACGTACTAAACTCGCGTCAACAAGCGGTATTTCGCTTTCAGAATTTAATGATTTTATTAATTCTTCATCTTCTACAACACCATCTCCAGCTCCTTCAAAACCTATATCATATACCCAATTACCTGCTTCATTTTTATAATAGTCTTGTGATTCTCCTTCTGGATCAAGCATAGTTACACTATTATCTTGGTTAAGACTGTAATTAGTCTCTTTACTAAGATCCTTCATTTGACTATAATATTCGGGGAGTTGGGTTTTGTGGAAACTATCTTTATCGACTAGTTCTGGCTTAGCACCAGGAGTGATGTTCATCCAGCCGTCTTTAGTGTATTTGTATTCATTACCATCTGAAGCGGTGAAGGTTTCACCTTCTTCACGGTTTTCTGAAAAATCATGAAGATTTTTAGCGGTACGTGCCGCCTCTTTTTTTTGTGCTGTTTTTTTAGCTTCTATTTTTCTACGTTTATCATCTTCTATTTTCTGCTTTTTAGCTTTCATTTTCTTTAAAACGTAAGCCATCTCTTGTTTAGAAAGCCCTGCTTCTCTCATTTTTGTATAGACATCTTGATAAGAAGTTGGATCAAAATCAGGTTGTTCAGGTGTAGGTTGTTCAAGCGTTGAGTCTACTCCACTCTGCGTTGTACCGTCTGATACAGTATATTCAGTATATTGCTGTTCTTGTCTTAAAGGAGATCTATTCATATTATATTATATTCCAAGTTCTTTCATAAATTCATCAGCATTTTCAGAAGTTGATGATTTAATTTGTTCTTTTTTAATAGCATTATACTTATCACCTATTTGATCGTAATTATTTTTCATATGTTGGGTTAGATAATTAGTCATTAAATCTCTAGTGTTATCTTCGTTATATAAATCATTTTCAGGATTAGTATAAGCTTCAACAATTTTAGCTTTATCTGCAGGAGTAAGATACTTAACTTCATCAGCACTTAATTTACCATCATTATTAAAATCTAGTTGTCTTTCCATAGGTTGACCATCATCACCTTTAATTTCTATAACTGTATTTGGATCTAATCCTAAAGAAGCATAATCTATTTTTGCTAATACAGGAGACTCTAAAAGATTTTCCTTAAAACTTTTACCATCACCAAGTATATCGTCGTTTGCTAAAGAAACCATATTCCCAGTTCTGAGCACTTTAGATATATGTCTTTTCGTTTCGTCTTCATCCCAACTGCTTATAGCATTATTAACAGAGGCATCAGTTACACTATTACTCTTTATTTTATCTCTTAATTTTTGTAAATCATTTATACTAACAACATCTTCTTGAGATTCGTGAAGTTTTCGCTCTATATCATTCTTGTTTATCCATTTTCCATTGTATTTAATTTCTACACCATATGCATCGCCATCTTCTGTAACTCTGACCTCTGTTTTTGGGTCCATTATAGCCTTTAGCATGTTTTGATCTTCCGCGTTTAAATTTTTTATCAAGTTAGGTGATTCTTTACCATCTACTGTCTTTGTATCAAAAGTAGATGCTATTTCTTTTCTTAAATCTACCATTTGACTAGTTGTAGTGCTTAAAGTGTTTAATTTACCTAAAAGTTTAGTTGCCTCTGCCTTATCACCTCCTTGTACAGCTTGATCATATGCATCTTGTAATCCGTTAATTGTTTCTCCATACGCATCATATGCTTGTTGGTTTAAACTACCTCCTGTTTCTAATATGTTTGTTGCTAATTCTTCTCCTTCTTTTTTACCATCAGCTATTCTTTGTTCTTCTTTAGCTTTATTAGCCTTAATAGTATCAATCATCTGTCCAGCACCTTTAGATATACTATCCATTGCTCTAGACATACCATCATTACTTCGGGGCACACCAGCCATTTTAGCTCGTCTATAGGCTTGTACTAATCCTTGATCCATTTGTTTTATCGGTGATTTACTCATAATTTATTATTTTATTGGGGATACGTGTATCCTGTGTTTGTAATTGTCCCACCTCCATACGTACTCCCGACATTTCCTTGCCCACCTCCAATCATACTTGCGTTTGCACCACCAACTCCACCACCAGCTCCACCTACTCCTCCACTTGCAGCTTTGAAAATACCACTCGTGGCGGTACCAATACCTGACCACATCTTATCATCTGCCCGCTGCTTTTTGAGTTCCGCGGCTTCAACGTCAGCAGCGCTCATACCCATAAGTGTAGATATTTTGTTTCTTTCCATATCTCGAGACTTCATCTCACCTCGTCTTTCTTCACTTTGTATATGGGCAGCAGCTTGTCTTTCAGCCATTTGATTAGCGGCTTCTTGTTTACCAATTGATATAGCAGCTTTTTGAGCATCTAGAGAACCTGTATTAGCCATTGTTTGGGCTAAAGCAGCGATACCAGATCCACCTGCAGCACCTCTCATTTGGCTTAATATATTTGCTTGGCTTTGTTGTTGTTGTTGTTTCATGAAATCAGCTTCCTGTTGATTAACAGTTAGATCTTCCATTTTATTTTCTAGATTAGCAAAAGGATTACTTGTGTCTAATTGAGAAAATTGCTCCTTTCTTCTATCCATTTCAGCTTTAGCTTTCTTTCTTTCTTTCTCAGCAGCTTTCTTTTGCTTAGCACCAGATATAGCTTCAGCTACTCCACCGCCAACCAAAACAGCCGCGCCTACTATTAAAAAACTCATATCTTATTTATTTTTATTAATGTATTCTTCATATTCTCTAAAATCTTTAGCTACAATCTCTTTTTCTAACCATTCTATATCTTGTGAGTTTGTAGGATTTTTATGTATATTTACAAATATTGATTCTTCATTTGCGTATATAACTCTTTTTGTTCCTGGTGTTGCAACCACATAACACGGAGCTATATAATCTTCTATAGTATTTTCTGTAGCAACAGATATGTGACCAGTTAATAAAAACCAAACATGTAAATGTTTGTGAATTGCTCCAACAACAACTGATCCGGTTTTCATAGACATTTGTCTAACATATATGCCGTCCGCAAAAGTATGTTTTAATGGAAATAATTCCGAGTCTTGATGAGTAACTATATCAACCTCATCGGCTTCACTTATCAACATCGATTGAAAATCTAAGATTTTCTTTCGAGAAGATAGCTTTATATCTTTATTCATATTTAATTTAATTTATAGTTAAATAATCACACTTTTTTGCAATTATTTACTACTTTCAAACGTGTCTACACCAACACTAAATAACTCAGAAGTAGTAGTCGATGTATTTTTAAATTTAACTTCTGCATAATAACCTAAAATACTGCTTAGATTTGCTTTATTATCTTTACTAAATAATATAAAAGGAGTACCAGGAACACTACCTATTAGTGCGTTTCCTACAGTAATAGTATTTGTGCCTTGGTTTATAGCTGTTATAACACCAATCTCAACTATATCAGTATGTAATCCGGTATTAAATCCTCCACTTGCTATTTGACTGTCTATATAATAAGCTGTATCACCAATTTGTACAGATGTATTTAATGTATTTGCGAATGTTAATGTTATTGTTGCTGGCATATCTATGAAGTTACTGTTATAAAATTAGGTTGTATAATTATATTTCCATTAGGAGAAGCAGTACCATATTTCTTAACTCTAAGAGTACCTGTTACAGTCACCACACTAGTTGTAGCAGTTGCCGCAAGATTTATAAATTCATATTCCCAATCACTTGATATTCTTATTAACTCTCCAGCGGCCATACTCGCTGTTGTTGTAGCGTTAGATATTACAATATCTGCAGCATTAACCGTATTAACAACTGTATTAGCTGGTATTCTTCCTTGGCCATCATCATCTTCTACCTTCATACCAGTCTTAATACCAATTATACTAGTTATTTCTATCGTAGTTTGTCCTATAGCTTCACTTCCTGTAAGAGAATATGTTTTTTCAGCGCCAGTTATATCAAGAACAGAAGATGGTTGACGATTTAAAGCTACCGATGTTATACCTTCGTTTTTAGTCCAAGTAAATGAAAACGGATGATCTTGATTATAAGGTGTTGTTAGTTGTTGTTTGGTAGGCATACTAACAGCTGTAACAGTTGCAGCGGTGGTATTTGCAAGTGTACCTGGAGTAAGAGTAGCATTAACAGCTGGTGTTATAAGTAAGTTTAATTCGTTTATAGCATCAGCTACACTCGCTGTATCAATAGTTAAAGCCGTTCCTCCAGTACCAGCCGCCATATATGCAGAGTATGTAGCAGTTTCACTTGTTGAAGGCATATCAATTATTACTTGTTGAGAAGCGCCTAGTGTATACGTAATAGTTTTTACGTGATCGGTTCCCGGAACACCTTCACCAGTAGCATCAAAAGTTTCGCTTACAAAATCATAATAATGTGTAAGAGCGCCCTTAGCTTCATTTAGTTTTACAAAGTACAATTTCGCATTACCAGCGGCATTTGCGCCTGTAGTTACCGTTACTTGGCTACTTGGTAAAGCAGTTTCACTTGAAAGAGATAGCGAAGTAACTTTATTTCCTATGCTAGTGCGCGTTACAAGCGCTTGAGAACTGTAATTTAAACGTATATCGTGTATAAAGCTACAGAAATTACCCTCACCCGAGATAGGATCTGGATCTAAACCACTAACTCCAACTGGTGGTGTATAGTAAATTTTAACTTTAGTGCTTTCTATCATTCCGGAATTGTTCCCAGTGTAATAAGTATCTGTTACTGTAAAGTTATAGTAAGGTTCCCAAGGAGTATTTATCGCTCTAGTAAACCACAAAGGTTCTATACCTTTACTATTACTTCTAGGTACTAAATGATAACCGGCGTCAGCCGTTATAATATATTCAGCTATTTTAGTAGAAACCCCTTGTTGAACAGTTCCACTCCATTTATCAGTTGACATTTGGGCATTAGGAACAAAAGGTATGTTATCTGTTCTTGTTATTCCCGTAACAGGACTTTGAGGAACTATTGCAACCTTATCAACGCTAATACCGTTATCTTCTTGATATGTTACATGTAAGCAAGCTTCTCTATAAATCTTTCCACCACCTGATAATGTTGCCGCGTGATCTACATCATAATATTTAATGTAATTGCTTGCGGGCATTGTAAAACTAGGATAATAAGCTCTCGCTCTTACAGTATTACCAGGATCATTAGCTATACCAATATTTGTAAATTCAACTTTACTAACGCCACTTGAAACAGTATCACCAGAACTAAAAGTACTATCAGCATTCCAAGGATTGCCTTCTCCTGTATCAGCATCTGCGGTATATATGTATACAGTTGAGTTTCCACTACCAGTAGTAGTAGTTATTCCACCTGGAACACTAAAATTAGCAGCATCTAAATTTAAACCAGAATAAGTAAGAACACCTTTAGAGTTTGCTGTAACATTAGTTATAATAGTATCTAAATAACCAGCGGCTATTGTGGCTCCAACTACCCCAGTTCGAGTTAAATCTGGAGTGGTAGTCCAATCTGTAGAATCAGCACTTGCATCCCAAGTTGCTCCACTTGTTGGTGTTGCTCTAGGATACACCTGTATTGCGTATGGCGTTTCTGCAGTTCCATCAGTAGTAGTGCTCGCTAACGTATCTAATCCTTGAACTGAAAACTCTCGTTCATCTAAATTAGATAATGTTGTAGCAACACCTTTTATTGTACTAAACCACTTGCCTTCTTTATTTTTAAACTCTAAATCTTCAACTTCTTGTAAATCTGTAATAATAGATTCTGTATACCAACCGGTTTTTGCATTTAAATTATAGTATTCTTTATCTGTATAACTAACACCACCTTGACTTACAGTTGTAAATTGAGTAATTCTTGCTTGTGAACCTTCGTAATTTATTGTTCCAAAACTTTTTACAGCTCCAGGTTGATCATTAAACATTAGTGTAACATCAGAATAATATTGGGTTCCATAAAAATTATTAGCTGTAGCGTTGGTATGATGTTGCCACATACTACCCTCATTCCATGTGTAGTATTCATTATTCATGCTGACGCCATGTTCTGGACCAAACGATTTAAAACTTACCCAACCTTTTGTTAATTCATTAAAACTAACTGTTGTTTTAACTGATCTAAATTGTTGATACCAATTTTTAGTTCCAAATGTTAAATTATATTCGTTCTTTTTATCATCATATGTACCTACAATTTCTGATATGTCTTGAAGATTATCATTAAAATAATCTTTCATACCAATATCAGATATACTTCTAATAGTTGCATTGCCTTCTAAACTTAACACTTGGCCTCTCATTTGATCACACCAATACATACCATGTGGTGTTACTGCTAGTGATTCTGGATTTGTAGAAATTCCATAATCACCCATTATTGGCGTAGCTTGACCTATAACTTTATTACTAGCTATTAGTTGTGGATTTCCATCAGCTTTATATATAGCGTCTTTATCTGTTGTTAAATTTAAAACTTTATCTTCACAAAAAGCTATTGTATTAGTATCTCTACCTACAAGCCTTTGTAGTGTTCCGTGTCTAGGACTTAAGTCTTTTGTTATTGGTTCTGCTTGTATAAATTGATTAAGATTATTAACTCCACTTGTTGAGTTAAATATACCAGACCATATTAATCCACTACTTCTATGTTCTTCAGCATAAGGTTCTGCTAAAACAGTAGATGCTTTAACACCATTTCTAAGTTGAGGAGCGTTATAGTCATCTCTAACTCTATCAGATTCTATACCGTTACCAAATTGCCAACAATTATGAAAACCTAATACTAGAGGTTGATGATGAGGTGCTCTCCAAGGTTGATAAGCAAAAGGTGTTGCTGTGTTATAAGGCTGTTTACCAGTGACAACTTGAATGATTGTATCGTTATCACTTGCAGCGCTTCCAGAATAAGTAACTATTTTACTACCATCATATCTATTTATTCTAATCCATCTATCAATAGCTAAATCAGATGTTAGCGCTGGTGATAATGTTAAATTTGTTAAATCTCCATTAGAAGGTTGATTAACCGCTGTAACTGTAAAGTTTATTACCTCACCAAATGTATCTGACGCAGCATCATCATCAACGTGTAAATTTCCAGATGAATCTGTAAGCTGTAACGTAGAATATAAAGGTATTAATAATTCGTTATTTCTATGAGTAACATCTAATGGTATTGAGCCAGACGCTTCATAATATATGTCTAATCCAATATCTTCTTTTGGTTCTGTTTCCCATATAGCTGGATCTTCAGTTGACATGATAGAACCACCAGCCATTATATTAAGATCTTGTTGTAAAATATCTATTGGCGTAGTAGTTGATCCATCAGGTCTATTCGCACTCAATGGATCCCAAGTTGCAACATCTACAACTCCAAAATATGGTCCTGGCATGATTACCCCATCTAATCTTTCAAACCTAATAACCATTTGTCTTTTTTGACAGTGTGACTTACTAGTATTACAAGTTTTGCAAGTAGTATAACGATGATAATTATATGCGGTTCTTTCACCACGTCTATTTCTTACTATATACACGGTACGAGTAGGATCAGCTCTAAATCTAAATAGAGTTCCAGCTGTTCTCATTGCACGGTGAAGTCGTAGAGCAGAGTGAGTTGATCCTAAATCACCATCAGCAGGGTCTAATCTATCCCATCCACCATTAAAACCAAGATGTAATTGACTGTGATCTGAAAAATGTTGAAAACAACCATAGGTAGAATTCGAAGAACCTCCACCATAAGTAGTAGGCGACGAAGATTGCATCATATGTGTTGAACTAACACCAGGATATGAGTTGTGAAATCCACTTCCCGTTGTCCAACCATCACCTACTCTATGTCCTGCGCCGTCTATATACCAATTATTTCTTTGTCCAGATGTATCTGTTCTCCATTTCCAATACTGTTTTGTTCTTGTTCTAGCGTCACAATCTCCCATTCGACCACTACTAACACCGAAAGAACCAGTCATATCGTAGAAATCATAACTATTACTATTTCTCCATCCATCATCTTCACCACCACCACGGTGATATGTATGATTTGATTGATTTGCAGATGGATGTAATCCCTCCGATTTATCAGGATGTGTTATAAGACCCACGTTGAAAGTATCTATTATTGTAAAACTTGAACTATCCTCAAACTCTCTCATTACAGCTTGTTGTAATAGTAAATCTTTATATACTTTTACAAAAAATCTTCCATCAAATTCTGGTCTAGGTTCTACGATGTGCTCTATAATTTGTACAGAATATGTTGGACTTGTAAAATTATCAGTTTGGTCAGCAGTATCACCAATAGCTTGATCTATTTTTATAGATATGTTTCCACTAATAACTCTTATAGCTACAATACCAACAAACTCAGATCCCGCAATATCATTTCCTTCTGACGCGGTTATTCTTGCAAAAGCATTACCACGTGCTATTTTAGGATATGTGGTAGTTAAAAAATCACTACCAAAAGCAGCGTAAAAAGTGGCATCATCAACTAGTATATTAGTTGCTACAGCAAGACCCCCTCCCGTTGTATCAAGTGTAGCTGCGGAACCGTGTGGCTTTTTTTCTGTTTTAACAAAAAGTGGTGCGTCTTCTGATATAGCTATTACTTTATATCTACCAGTTTCATATACAGCTTTATTGGCATCATGTTCATTTTTAAGTATTAAGAATGTTTCTTCGTCGACTTTATTTCTTTCTGCAGAAGGAAACGATAACCAAACGTTACCATCTTCAGCATCGTACCAACGATCCATTGCTAAATTATAATATTCGTTTGAAGTTTCTTTTACATAATACTTCATGTACTTAGCCCAAACTGGAGGTGGTGATGAGGGATTTAATCTAGCCCTTAAACTATTAGAATATGCAGACCATTTTTTATCTAGTGTTATACTACTACTTTCTTTTGGCACTTGCACGGGTGTTTCTCTTCCGTATTCATCAGCAAAAACAACCCCAATTTGATAAGTTCTTAATGTTTTACAAGATTTTTGAGGTTCCTCTATATCTGAGAAAGATCTTGAATGCCAAATATGACTCCAGTCTATATCTAACTTTAGATCAGCGTTTATATCATAATTTTGTTTATAATTACCATATACTAATCTATTTGATGACATCTCCTGAGTTAATGCTGACTTAGGAACATTATCCCAAGGTCTTAATAATTGATTAGAAGGAATAACCGCATGAATCATTTCTGATGTTAACACGTAATTACCTCTGTTATAATTACTAGACGCTCTATCTGGCCATTGCGGTGCGCCATCTTTTCTTTTTACTTCTTTAACCGTGTATATATTTGTACTACCCTCTTCTTTGTATAATAGATCTACTTGAACAACATCTTTTGGTATTAAAGCAAATTCATGGAAATAGTTTTTAAGTTTTAAACTTCTCAATCTATTTGTCATACCTAAGTTATAGCCTTTCTTTGCCATGTAATCAAAATCACCTGGTAGAAAAGCAACTTCAGTCCAAGGAGCAAAACACGAATATTCACCATCTTGGTATTTCCATCTATATGAAAATCTAGGGAACTTAAACTCAAATAATGTTGGTTTGTCTTCTAATCTTACCATCCAATTTTGATCAGTATCTGGAACCGTACTAGATATTGATAAAACACTTATATCATAAGGACCAACGCTTCCACCGTTGTTAGGCATTCCACTAGGTGCATCCTTTACAGTAACCCTAACAAGAGCATTGTCTTCTGGAAAATTTTGTGGTGGTAAAGTTAAATCATTACAATAAATCAAAACATCTCCAACTCTAAAGTCGACAGGATCTGAAAAATAGACACCAGAAATAAAATGATCTACTTCAAATGGTTCGTCATCATTATCAGTCCATTTCGTTGTAGCAGTTGCACCTGAAGAGGTACCAGTTTGAGAATATACTAGATTTGCTGTTGGTTCTGGAGTTGTAGCGGTTGGATCAGGAGTTCTATCTATAGAGGTAGTAGACATTTCTAATTCTAAAGGAAACTTAGGGGATTTTTTTATTACCGTTATATTTTCTAAAGTTGACCATTCTGGTCTAACATTTTGTCTATTTAAGGCGGTTTCGTAACCAAAAAGATCGGCGGTACTAATAACTACCCTAGTATGAAAATTAGCATTACCACCAGCGTCTGCTGCATTGATAACTCCAGAAGCAAGAGTGTTTCCAGTATTACTAGCGTGACTACCTAGTTGGGCATCTGTCCAACCAAGCGCTTGTGTTGTTCCACCTGTACCCAGTATACTTCTTTCAATATGTATTTTCTTAGGTTCACTAATGCCGTCTGTCCAAAATATCATTCCATCTAAGTGATTTATAGAATGTATTTTTTGTAATGCTTCAAATTGAAGTACTCTTTCCCCAAATTCAGATTGAAAATATATACTTTCACTTGCGGCTATTGGTAAAACTGCACCACTAGAACCATTATCCCATAAATAATCATGATAAATTTTCCATCTACTATTACCAGTGTCATATACAACATCTGTTACTAATACATTGTCAGAGATATATATTGAATATGTAGATCCATTAGTTATAGTAGCGCTTCTAACGGTTATACTACCACCTGTATTATTTGTAAATGTACCACTAATATGCATGCCAACTCTAACACCGGTTGTATTTGTTGAACTTCCACCATCTGGTATAGTAAAGTATTTATTTGAAGTATTAGCTAAGCTTTGTGTTGTCTTTACGCTATATATATCTACAAATACATATTTTGTAGTTTTTAATATTGTATTATATTCTATAATATAATCTTTTTTCACTAGAGGTTGATAGCCCTTCATACCACCACCAGCTACAAAATAATATATTAAATCTTTTTCAGGAAGAGGCATAACACCAACACAAGTAGAGTAATCATCTGGAACAACACCATCAGTTACTTCACTATTACCCAATAGCGTTTGTAAAGATCCTACATCAGAACCGTCAGATGTAGATATCTGTATATTATTGGCATCACGATATTGACCAGCGGGTACAACCCTCTCGTCCATATCTTTATTCATCTTTGCCCCAGAAAAATCTCTTTTAAATTCAGCCATGCTATATTTTAGTGTTTAATCCATTTAGATTTACCTCTCATAATCTGAGTAATTTCTTCTATTTTAATTTCAGATAATCTTATTTTTGCTTTTCTTGTTTCAGCCCACTTTTCTTTTTTAAGTAGTTGTAGCATGTTGTGATCAACTTTTGCTCGTCCTTGCATACACCCGTATAGTATATGTTTTACCATAGCTTCTTGAGCAAACTTATGAACTATAAAATCTTGTTCAGGATTTGTTTCTGTAGCCCATGGTGATCCAGTATCTGTCCCAGCTTGTAAAACCCCAACACCATCACTTATATACTTTAAAGTTATAGTTTTTCCAGAACAATTACTACTAAAATGAATTCTTCCTTTGGCATAGTCTATATAAAAAGAACCATTAGCATTCATTTGTTTAGGTTCTGCTCCATAAATCATACCATGATTAAATTCTAATAAATCACGATCATCATCATTATTGTTATTATTAGTTGACGCGGCCGCTTTATAATCAGTCCATGTATTAGATTCACTAGCCGTGGTAGCTGTATTAGAACCATCAAACTGTAAATAGTAATTAGCGTCTTGAAGATATGCCTCTGGATTAGATGTTATTATCGCTGGGTATAAAGTGTGCTCTATACCAGTAGAATCTTTCCAAGTTACTTTAGTATATCCTACGTAATCATGTGGCAAAGCCATTAATAAAGAAGGAGGTATTTCTATCTCCATTGATTTTGTTGATCTAAAGGTATCAAAACTTAGTTCTTGTAATGCTCTATGAGCATGGTATTTTACATCTGATTCTCTAGTACCTTCTAACATTTTTTCTGGTCCACAGTAAGTTGCCACTACATCGCTAACGACATCACCAATTTTCATAAATTGATAATTACCATACTGTAAATCATCTCCGGTTAATTGTACACCATCTTTACCTTCGTAATATTGCTCGTGGGTTAGTGTTATTAGATTATCTGCCATGTTTTATTATTTTGTTTGTGCTTCGTTTTGTTGTTCTTCGTTCGATGCTATTTGAACTAAACCAGGTTTATTTATTGTAATACCAGCTAATTCCAATATCTTTATAACTAAATTAGTTTCTTCTGATCTATGCATGTTAAAATCTGTAGACGCCGCAGCGCTATATAAAGCTTTTTCATTTACAACTACATATCCCCATTCAACCGCTCTAGGTACCACAGCTATAACTTCAATTTTTAATTTACCAGCTGATGTTATAGGAGCATTTGTTCCATCGCCTTCTGAATACAAACTATAGCTACCGTCTAAATTCTCTGTATAAAGAATTCTAGCAGTATCAGTAGAATGCCATCTACTATTGCTTTTAGCAGCAAAATTTTCAGTAATTGCTTCTAAATCATTTTTATTAATAAGTTCTAATGGGATAGACGATCCATTTGTACCAGAATAGTACATTCGTCCAGTTCTGTATATTGAGCTGCTTAATGCTGGTAATTTATAACACTTGTTTGTGCTATCAACTGTTAAAGCAACATCTGTACCTTTGTATATAGATATTTTTTCTCTAAGAATATTTACTGTGTCACCAAAATCTGGTGCCATTTCAACGTTGGCACCTGGTTGTTTTTGTTCTTCACCTCTTGACTTCAAAGCTGTCATTGTTGCTAAATCATAGAAATATTGTTCAAATATATCTAATTGCGCTTGGTTAGCGTGTAAGTTAAATTCTTGTGGCGTAATATAGCCTCTTTGCTCTTTGTTAGCTAATGCTAAAACTCTTTGATAAACTGTATCTATACTTATAGTCGTTTGACCAGCTACTATTATTGCCATGTATTTTAATTTTTATATGGAAACCACCGGTTTAATATATCTCTTCTAGTTTCACATCCACAATCGTTTTCTTTAAATAACATTTTTATAAAAAGTTTTACACCAAGAAATTGAGTTATTTTGTGAACCGTATCTCCAAAACCTTTAGATTTCATTTTTTTTATTTAAGTATAGCAATCACCCCGAAGGGTGATCGCATACTATTGTTTACTTATCTTAACTGTTTTTCAACAGATTGTAAGACTTCCATTCCTTCATCAGTTTTAAACCAAGAGGCTAAAGCTGAATAAGGATGATCTTCAAACGGAACGTTTAATAATTTTCTACCATTTGATCTCCAAGAAAAAGTTCTTTGGTCGTCAGATAGCATAATTATATTTTGTTCAACTGATTTTATACCTAAATTCCTAAGATGTATGTTATCATCTTGCATTAAGTCTAAGAGTAATTTAGGGTTTTTCTTTGCAAACACCATAATATCTCTATTAAGTTCCTTAGAAGTCATCTTAGATACTTTAGAACCATTCTGAACACGCATAATAGCTTCAACTAAATCAATATCCATTTCTCTAGCTGCTATTAAAGCATCTACTTCTAAGTTGATATTTTCTAATTCGTTTTTAGCTGCAAGTTGTGGTTGCACTTCTCTGAATATCTTGTTTTTCCACGGGTGATACACAGATAGCATCTTTTGTAAAGTTACTTTATTTTTAGGTACAAATAAACCGCCATTCCTAAAAACTATTCTACCTGGTCTTATATCTCCTTTCATTTCATCTACAAAAAGAGTAGGTTGATTTTCAGTATATTGCATTTCTCTTTCGTAACCCAGCTTTTCGTCGAAATAATATATTCCTCTAGTTTTTATTCCATAGGATAATGGAGCTTTACCACTACTTAAAACGTATCTTCTATCTTTTATCTCCCAATTGTTTATAACCCTATTAGTAGGTTCTGATCTTTTCGGTTCTGGAGTTTCCATAACCGGTGTTTCAACTTTTGGTTGTTCTATAACCTGTGGAGTTGGTTCCACTTCTGTTTTTTGCTTTTTTGCCATGATATAATATAATTTAATAAGTTAAAAAAAATAAAAGGGGAGGAGGTTGTCCTCCCCTTCTAAAGTTACTGATTAGTTGCTACTAGTTAGCCCCTTTTAGTAAAAAGAAGTTATTAGCACCTTGAACAACTAAACATCTTTCAGATAAGAAATGCATTTCCATCGCATCTAAATCAGAAGTAGTAGCACCAACCGAACCAGTAGTCCAAGTTTTGTACTTTCTGCTTTCTAAATTAGAAGCTCTGTAACGCACATGTAAGAAAGGTCTTTTCAAGTTCTTACCTAAGTTTTGGTCATATACAGAAGATACACCAGCAGGAATTATAACACCATGAATTGCGTTAGCAACATCTTTAGCGTTTATTAATCCTCTTGTTGCAGCATCATTTAGATATTTGAAATCAGATTTGTAGAAATCATAAGATCCACGTCTGAAACCAGAGAAACCTAAATTAAGTGCCATATCTTCTTCGTTGTTAAATACTCCATAAGAAGTACCATTAGCACCATAAGAATTTTGAGCGGCTAAACAGTCATCCATTTGTAGAGAAGCACCTCTATCCATAAACATCATGTTTTCTTCAATAGCACCGTTAGCATCAAATTCAGCAAGGATATCATCTAAGTCGCTCATTGCAACACTTCCAGAACCGTCAAAAACGTTAGATATATTACCTCTAGATTCTAAAGCTTCCCATAATCCTTCAGTACCTTTTATAGTACCAGTAGCACCAGTCACAGTACTTACAGTATTAGCACCTGCGCCTGCGGCAGTTACTGATTCTAACATAGCCATCTCTAAGTAATCAGAGAATCTAGCTTTAGTATCACCAGAAGCTTTTAAGTACCATAAATAACCTGATTGACCTTCTTCACCAGAAACTTCAACCCAACCAATCGCAGATGCATCAGAACCTGATACTTCATACTTATCTTTTAAGATAATTGGTTTGTTAGTTCTAGATAAATGTTGTGGTTTGTTAGCACCAGCTCTACCTATAGATCCTTTAACATACTCAGATCCATAAACTAGTACAGAAATATCAGTACCAGAAGCAATACCATTATCACCAGTAGCGTGACCATCGTATCTTTCACAGTCAATAGTTGCAGTACCAGAAGTAGCTACAGTATTAACAAAAGCTTTAACACTAGCGTTTGCGTCAGATGCTATAATCATATCACCTGGACGAATACCGTGATCAAGACCAGCGTTACCAACGTCTCTACCATCCGCATCAGTTGTGGTTCCATCTACCATAGTAATTCGCAAGAGACCACCTACATTGGAGGCTGTGCATAATTTATATGATAAATGTAATCTACCTTGTTCAGACCAAACTACTTGGTCAGAAGCCATAGACTCTTCTGCTCCAACTTGAGATAAAAACCCACTAATTGTTCTATTACCGAACACTTCAGCTTCTTTTTCCATCAAATCAGGCAGGTATTGTTGCGCCCAATCATTGCTCCCGCCAGTAAAGTCGAGATACGCAGTTGAGAGCGTTTGCTTCATCGGGGCAGGAGTTAATAGTCCTGTCGCGACAGCTTTTTGAGTTACACCCATAATTTTAAATGTTTTAAATTAATATTTACTTTCGTTTTTTAATTCTAAGCTTCATATCGTTAGAATCTTCACCTAAAACTTTAAATTTCATGCCTCCATCACCTTCATAAACTTTATGAGACTCTCTAGACGTGTTAATGTTTTTAGCTTCGGAAACCGTTTGCTTAATAGCATCCGATTTACCTTGTTCATAAAAATGCTTAGCTATCGAATCAGGATTCATAGCGGTAAATAAAGATTTATGATAACCAGCAGCGTCTTCCATAACTGATTTATCGTTTAGAAACTTTCCAACGAAATTATTTATATCAGTCTGCTTGTTTTTCACTTCATCAGTATTAGAAACATTATAAATTATCTTTTTATCACCAACATTAAACTCAAACCCTTTAAAGTTTTTATCAAAAACTTTTTCGGTTTTGTTTAAAAAGGTAGATTGTTGATTTTTCATAACCTTTTCGTTTTGCTCTGTTTCCTGATTGTATCTATTAAAGAATTCAACTGCCTCTTGTTGCTCACCCGTGAGTTTTGAACCAGCCTTAACTTCTTCATAGTATTTAGACTTTTCCCCGTCTAAGTAGGTCTTAGCTTCAGCAACTTGCTCTTTTAAAGCTAATTTTTTTCTTTTCACATCTCTTTCTTCATCTTGATCTTCATCATAAGAAAACTGATCTTCTAATAAGAAGTTAATCTCAGAATCATCCAAATGTGGTTTTGTCTTTTTATAATAATCATGTAAGATTTCAGAGCTATCCATTTTATCAATATCTCTGTTTAGATTTACATAATCATCTAGATCTCCACCAGTTTCGTTCATAAACTCCATTAACTTCTGGAGATTTTCTGGTAAATCTATAATTTCTTCTGTAGCTTCAACACTTACCTCTCCTTCATCTACAGTAGATTCTTCAGTATTTTCTTCTGTAGGCTGTTCAGTATTCTCTTCTTCACTAACCGTTTCTTCAACAATCTCTTCTTGAACTTCCTCGGTTTCTGTGTTATCAGTTGGCTGTTCATCTTCTTGTATTGGTGGTGGTTGTGTTAAATCTATTTTTGTTACTTCAGGATCATCAGCACTTTCAAATTTACTTAGATCCACTTCAGGTTTTTGTTCTTCAACCTGTTCTTGTTGAGTCTCCTCTTGTGTAGTCTCCTCGACTACGTTTTCTACGTTTTCTTCCATGATATAATAATATTAAATAATTAGTTAGTTGTTAAACCAGCCACTCCCATTCCAGTAGCTAATGAATCATTACCTGAAGATTCAAAATTCTTAGGTGTTGTTTCGTTCTTTTTCTGGTCTATTAATTGACTTTGTTGACTAGCTTGTATCTTTGTTCTTTCATCTTTACGATCGTCCTTTTGTGCTTCTTTACTTTTAGCGGCATCATTATCTATACCTCTAAGTTTCATATTAATTTCAAACTCATGATCCATTAGCTTAGTTTTCATAGCAGCTTCTTGTTTCATGTATTCTATTTTTAATCCATTTTTCGCTGTTTCTAACTCTATAGCCGTAGCTGTCTTCGCTTGCTCTTCCTGTACTTTGGCTTGAGAAGCGGCTTGTGTTGATTGTGTGTTAGATTGAGTTTGCGCATCCATTTGTTGTTGTTGGATTTTCTGATCTCTCTCTTGTTTCTTTTGTCTACGTATTTTTAACAATTGATTAGCCATCTTCAAATTTTTAACTTCACGTAAATCAATAGCATCGTCTAAATCTATTAATTTTTGTTGAATAGCCATTTGAATATTGTTTTCTAATATTTGTCTTTCTTCTTCATCTGGTTGTAATTCAATAAATATACCAAAATCATAAAGATGTAATTCAGACATTTCTTTTAATGTAGCTACATTATGAGCACCAATAGCATGTATAAAAGCATCTCTTGTTGGTGAATATTCAACGATGTCAGATATTCTTAATGAGAGTTGTTCAGCTGTTTCTACAGTTAAATATAACGAAGCATCTAATATATGTCTTGTCGCTACATTTGAATTTGCTGCTGCCATTTTTTGTATACCAACTAATGATCTAGAATCTGGCGTTGAAGCATCTCTAGCTTCGTTAAGACCAGTTACATCTCTAATCATTTGTAGATAGTAGTTGTAATTTCCTATTAATGCTTGAAGTTTACCACCCGCGCCTGCTCCATTTGAAATTTCTTGAATAGGTATTTTTGCAGCGTTTTGATCACCTTCTCCAGTATAACTTCTTCCAACAACAGAACCGGTTTGAAAGAACATGTTTAAGGCTTCTTGAGCATTATAATTTGTTCCATTACCTAAATCAACTTCTGCTAAACCATCTATATCTAAATAAACTCCATCAGGTACCATTCTTGCTAATACTTGTTGTAACTTTAAGTGAGTTAATTGAATCATGTCAGCAAAACTAGTTATTCTACTAACTATAGATTCTATCTTACCGTTGTACATTTTAGGAGCAACGATAGAGTAATTCATTTTAACTTTGTTAAAATCACTCTTATCTCTCATCATATTATCAGCTTTCTTCCACTTAAGCATCTTTTGAGAACCCACAACTTTAACACCTTCAAATAAACACTCTACAGATTTTTGTATTCTAGAGTAATCAGTTGCGTCAGTTGGTGGTTTAAAAGTATCATCCCTTTTTATAGATTTCTCAGCTCCCGAAGATAGTGTTTTAACCTTATAAACATCATTCATATATGTTTTATAGTTAAAATATAACAGTGTTATCTTATTATTATCACTATCACCTGATTGTATCCTATCATTACCTATATGATTTCTTTTGCTTTGTAGATCTTTTAAATCTTCGTGAGTAAGATGTGGAAATTCTTTTGCAACTTCATTTATAGGAATTTGCTTCACTTCACCAACGTAATATATATCTTCAAAATAAGGGGAATCAGTATATGAGTATACTAAATTAGCTGGATCAACATATTGTACTCTAGCGCCTTCAGCCCAATCAAAAGTTGTTTTAGCGCAAGCTATACCACAAACTGTTAAATCTTCTAAACATCTTCTTCTTATTAAATCATACTTACTACCATCTAATAAAACATTTATAGCGTTTTCATTTGCAATTTCAACTTGTTGCTTGTAAGTCAACTGCATATGTAATCCTAATTCTTCTTCTGTTTCTGGTAAAGTTTCTGGATCATTTTTATAAAGATCCATATTAAACTGTTGTTTTGCTTGATCATTGAACTGTTTAGTTCTCATATCCTTTAGGATACTATCCATGTACTCCGTTCTTTTTGCCACTCCATAAGGATCTTGTGAATATGCTTTTATATCAAAACTTCTATTAGCCATACCATTTACAACTATATCTACAAATTTCGGTATGATCGGAACTGGTGTCCAATCTAGATTTAAGTAGCTTAAGTCACCGTTAATGGATAACTCATCTTTATATTTTTGAACTGATTGTTCTCCTCTAGCGTATAACCTTAAATTATGATATTTTCTTTGAGAATGAGAATATCTATGAGAATTAGAACTATCAAACCATTCCAGTTCAATTGCTTTACCAACTTCTAATCCATATTTACTAGTGATCTTTTCTAAATCACTAACAACTTGAGAGGGAAAATTTTTATGTACAGACTCTGCCATATTATTGTTTAATTATTTTTGAATTCGTTCCCCTATTATTATATCTAGCAATGCTTATATCAATAGGTTTTCTTTCTATTTTTGCATTTGGAGCATACAAATGTCTATTACAAGCCATTATTGCCAAACCAGAACTAATAGATGCATCATATTTTGTTCTTTTATTTATATCAAATTTACTCCAATCGTTTAATGTTCTATTGAAATACATTCCACCATATTGTCCTTCTTGTACTTCTCCAACTTTTTCTTGAATATACATCTCAATTGCAGCAGCGTGAGCTTGTTTTATATCTTCACTTGAATTAGGTATTCCACCTATTTCTTTTTCTGCTACAGATAATTTATTCCATACCTTATCTGGCCTATTCATTGAATAACCTCTATAACCTCTTCTTCTTAAATAATATAATAATCGAGGTTTATTATTCTCCGCCAACATTGGCATTCCATAAAAAACTAATGCCATTAAAATATCTTCAAAAAACATATCAGCTGTTTGTGGTTTAGCTATATATTCTAAAAAGAATTGTCCTGGAGGAGCGTCTTCCATTGAGAATTTTGTTAATCCATGTAATGCTCCTTTTGATCCAATACCATCTACTGTTCCACTAATATCGTAACTATCACAACCAAAAGCTCCCATGTGTTCGTTTCCTGGATATTTTAAACCATTCTTTATAATAACTTGGTTTTGTAAATGAACTTTTGGCACCCAACTAACTTTAAATCTTCCTTTTGGATTTGGATAAAATATTACTTTAGAGTCTTTAATACCATTAACCCATTGAAAACTTCCTGTTGTTAATCCTAGTGTACTTCCTAATTCTTCGTTGTAATCTATTTGTTCGTATATTTTAACTAAATTAAATATACTGTTTTTTGTCTCATCTCTAAACGCGTGTTCTGTAGTTCTTGGAAATTGTCTATAAAACTCATTTAAAGCGTCTTGATCTGACTTTAAACCATCTGCCTCATTTTGCCAACTATCTACTACACCTACATCTATTAATTCACCATCTGGGGCGAAGACATCGATGTCAGGTGTATCAAATACTGGAATTCCGTACTCATCAATAAATCCTTCGTAGTTCCATTCCATTGGGATAAACAAAGAGTATAAACCAGACTTTGTCTGACCATTTCTATTTCTTTGAGTGACATCGGATGCGTTATATAGTTTCTTAAAATTGTCTCCACCTTTATCTAATGCGTTTGAAGTAGAGCCCATCATACATTTACCTATAATTCTACTACCTAATCGTAAACATGTTTTTGTAACTCTCCAATTATTTAAAATATTATCAGGTCTTTCCCATTTGCCACTTTCATCATGTACTAGTAAATTTAGTTTTTCACCATCATAACTATTATCCCCAGTATTCTTCCAATCAATCGTTGTATCTAATCCTTCTAATTCTTCTAATTTCTCATTAGATGTTATTTTCTTTCTAGTAAACCTTGTAGATGGAACTCTATATGCTAATTCTGTTTTAGGTCGATCCATACCATCTTGGATCGGTTTAAAAAAGAATGGATAATTTATACTAATCGGTACAATTTTATCTGTAAACATTTTTTTAGCATCCGCACCTGTTTTAGATAATACTCCGTATCTACTATCACTAGACATTGTTGCTAGATTAACCGACTCTGCAGATGACATAAAAGAAAACCCAGATCGTCTATTTTTCAAATAACATATACCGTAACATCTTTTATCTGCTTTACAAGCTTCCCAAAAAATAAAGAATAATCTATTAGCTTCTCTGAAATCTGGCGCACCTACGTCTATTTTACTCCATTGTAAATACATATAATGTGTACCTACTAAATATGTTGGCTTATTATTGTTCATAAACCAAAACCCATTATCTCTTCTATTAAACTCTTCGTCTATGTAATCAAACCATTGTTCTTTTTGTTCATCTGGATAACCTCTCCAATCAAAGATATTTTTAATATTCTTTAATTTTTTAGGATACTCTGCTTTAACCCATTTATCTTCCTTGTGTTTATATACTTCTTTAGGTGCTTTGGGTAATGCTATCCGAAGATTTTGGATTTCATAGATTTCACCAATTTGACCAGTTTTTGATATAACGATAACATCATGCTCTTTATTGTATCCATATTTCCATTTTTTTGTTTTATTAAGTCTACTTATAGTAGTTTTCTTAATAGGTTCAATTACTTTAACTAAACTTTGCTCGTACATTACTTAGATCTACTTTCAGCGAATCCTTTAAAGACTTTTTCCTTTTTCTCTTCAGGTGTCTTTCCCTCAAGTAGGTTCTCTTCTTCTTGAATTCTGTTAAGTATTTCAAATGCATCAAATATAGCTAGTTTTTTAGTAGCTGCAGCATTCTTAAGTCTATCTGCTGATATATCGTCGTCTGAATCTACAATCGGTTCTTTAGCAACTTTAATCAGTTCTTCAACTGCTTTTTGCCCAGCTTGGATTATATTCTTCTTCGTTTCCTTCGTATTCATACTTAATTGTTATTAAATTAGATTTAACTCTGTATAGTCTTTGGTTATCTATGATAAACTCATATTGACCTGCTGGTTTAAAGCGAACTAAATCACCCTTATTAACCGTTCCGTCAGAATAAACAACTATTCCCATTAATTTTTCTTTGTTTGCGTATAGTGTGTTTGTTTCTTTTAAAGGTTGTATAAAACAAAATCCTTTTAATGGTTTCCAGGTATCATCTCTTTTGTAAGCAAATATTTGATCTTCATAAATTATATAGGTATTTTCATCAAAATAACTTGTACTATTTCTTTCTCTACCTTTTATATCATGCCATCTGCGAAATACATTATGATGAACAATAACTTCATCTCCTGTTTTAATATCTGTATCACCAATAATTGGAGTAGATATAACTTTAGCAATTCTATTTATATATTGATGATTAAATATTTCGGTATTAAGTATTAATTCCGAATCTCCAACCTTCTTTGTATTGTTATATCTTTCTCCTACTGGCGTTACAACGAAGTTGTAAACACTTTTCATTACTCGAATTCTAGATTGTACTCTACAGACACCGCCATGTTCTTATTAAAATCCTTCCAAGGTATAACTTCTCTACCTTTTTTAATATAAACCGAATATTTAGTTTCTTCTTCTAAGATGTCGCAGATAGTATGACCACCATACACTTCTTGCCCTACAGCATAGTGCATAGCGTCGTTCTTATAATCTTTGCCGATACTTATTTTACGAATCAGCTTGTCCATTCTCCTTAGCTTTTATAGTGCCGTCGCGAACATCAATATCAACACTACCATAATTATCTTCTAATTTAGTTTGTAGTAATTTGATCTCATCTTGAACTCCAGCTAGCATATGAAGAAAGTTGTGCTTTTGTGCTTCAACTTTACCTATTTCTAGATGTAATCTGTCTACTTTACCAACTGTTGTTTGAAGTTCTGTTAATTCTTCTTGTGTAAGCTTTTCAGCTTGCGGTTTTAAGTCTACAATTTCTTTAGACTTTGGTGTTTTTCTCTTTGCCATAATTTTATTTAATTTAAGTTAATTTATTGTTATTTATCTACTTATAATATCACAGAAAATAGCGAGTAATTACATTAATCATCTATTACCGGAATATATCCTCCTTTTTCCATCTCCCACTCAAATATACCTGATCCATCACCAACCCAATCAGAGTGGTTTGTAATAGTGTAATTTGAGCATGTTGTTATACTTTGAAACTTTCTTATTCTATTAGAAACAGTCTCTGTTGTAGCTACTAGTCTTGTAGCTCTATCTTGGCTTTTATGCATGTAAGATATTTGATCTTTATCTAACGTGTCATATACTTCTTTTGTTACTATATAATAATTCATAGTTAGTGTGTTGTATGTGAAGAATCACCAGCTACAGTAAGATTGTAATCACTTCCACTTAAAGCAGCACCAGTATTAGCTGTACCATTATTTTCAAACTGATGATATAGTTGTAGATTACTACTTGACTCGTAATCACCACTATCACTTGTTAGATTAATTGGTGTTCCACTGTTATATATAGCTGTTATCTCAGCTGCTGTTAGTGCTTCGTTCCAAATAGCAAATTCATCATATTGTGTTTGTGTACCATCACCACACTTTATATAACTATTACCGTTATTTGTGCTTCCTATAATTACTTCTCTAGTGGTGTTTGTTGGCATAGACATTGTTGAGGCGTTAGTATCATAACTTAAATCAACAGTTCCGCAGTCATTAGCATTCCAATAAAGCTTAAGATCAGAGGAAGCGCTAGAAGTACCTTTTACAATTGTTAGCATAGTCCAATCATCAGTGTTGTAACCTCTATTAGCAGCAGACCAATAATCTGTCCCTAAACCAGCCGCAGCATAGCTTTCTGCATATATTCCACTATTATCATGAAATAACCATTGTGCATCCATATCTCTATTAGATCCACTTGCATCACTTCTCATTAAAAATTTTATTCTATTTTGATTTTCTGCATAATATAAAGCCATTGAACTATCCCACCAAGATGAGGCGCCGGGTTCACTAATAGTCCAAAAGAATATATTTGTATTTAAAGAACTACTCCAACCAGCTTTAACCCATATTGAAACAGTAAATGCACTACTCTCTGTAAAATGAATAGCACTACCAGCTGATATAGCTCCTGATTTTATAGTTTCATCAGAACCAGTTGATAATGATTTTGAAACAGCATAAGCATTTGCCCAAGCAGCCGCAGCATCATGATCATATCCATACCATTCTGACATTGCAAACGGTGATTCACCATCAGGAGCACTGTCACTGTTTTCGTTAAATGATGTGTTCTCCGCTAAACTTCTTAAAGATATATTACTATAACTCTCGCCAGCGCTGTAGTTGTCTTCATCTATTTCATTTTGAATACCAAGAAGACTTACTGCACCATTACTTGGAACAGCCATTGCACATTGTTTTTAATTCATCAATTTGTTTTTGTTGATCTTTAATAGCCTCGATTAAATAACCTACAACGTTACCATAAGCAACGCCCTTATAATTACCATCATCTATAACTAACTCTGGAGCAACCTTTTCCATTTCTTGAGCTATAACACCAGAACTAGCTTTACCCGTATCTACACGATCAAAACTAACTCCTCTCATTTCTAACACTTTTTTACCATCTAGTGTTTTAATATTTTCTTTTAATTTTTTATCAGAATAAGCTATTACATCAGCGGAACCTGTTATAGTATCACCCGCATATAATTTTTTAGCAATACTAGCACCACCCTCACATCTTAAGGCCCCAGTATCACCTGTAGCGTCTGTAGAGTCTGTGGTATCTGTTATATCTAAAACCCCTGTTATAGCACCTCCAGCTAAAACGTTAGTGTTAGTATCTTCCCAAGGTACATTGACCGTAGCTACACCATCTTCATCTGTTTGAAGTTGATAAGATCTACCTGTTACTGCTGATATATTTGCAGGAAGTACCGAGGCGGCTGTACCAGAAACTTTTACAAGTCCTTTATCGTCACCAGAAGCATCTGGTACTTTACCATTAATATAAGTAGATAATCTTGTCATTGTAGCTTTTCTATTAGTGCCATTAGCACCATCATCTACAAGAAAAAGGTCAGCATCTACTAAAGCAGCACCTATATCAGTTTGGCCATCAATATCTACAGTTGCTGTTACTGCGGCCCAAACAGCTTTTGTGTTCGTATCATCCCATTTCAAATAATAACCATCAGTATGTGCAGATTGTCCAATTTTTGTAACATGACCACTTCCATCAAAAGTGAAAGCAGCTGTTCCACTAGCTTCTTGTAACGAACCACCGTCATCTATAATTATATCACCAGTAACTTTTATATCATTTAAAAAATCTATAGCCATTTATATTCATTTTTTATTTATTTAATTTAATTTTATTTTACTTCATTTAATCTGCCGTAACAACAACAGTATAATCTGATTGTTCTACAGCAGTTCCAAACCCAACAGAAATTGTAGTTGTTGATGGCCATTTAACTTCTGTAAATACTTGTTGATAAGGAGAAGCAGTTTGATAAACTTGAACATTTACCGCTCTCGATGTATAACCATGTGTAACTGTGAAAATAGTATCATCTGTACCAGAATTATTACCAACAACATCAGTTGTAGCGTGGGCTAATGCAAAAGATGCAGAAAGTGCAGGTAGTCTAGCAGCAGCTAACGTACCAGAAGATATATTACTTGCACTCGTTGTATCTGTTGTAGCAGAAGTAGCTAAACCATGTGAAGTTACACTTGTTAATGCGCCTGATAATTTACTAGTTGCAATAGCCGCACCAGAAGCTACAGAAGCATTAACTACAGCGTCAGCAGCTAATTCATCAGCTCCTACAGCATCATCATCTAACTGAGCTTGTGATACTGAATTGTTAGCTAGTGTTGCAGCTCCACCATCTGCGACTGTTACATCACCACTTAAATCATTATAGATAGCGTCTCTTACAACACTAAAATCAGCTCTTTTTAATGTACCTCCGTCTGATACTAATAATTCATCAGCATCTGCAAGATCGCCCGTCATATTTGTTTGACCAGAAATTGCGTTGGTGTTAAGCATTGATCCCTCAACAGCATTTGCTTGAATAGTCGCAGCTGCTGTAACATTCCCAGAACCATCGAAACTTGCAGAGGTCCAAACAACGTCTCCTGTCATACCTATTGTTCTACCGGTAGCTAAAGCCGTAGCAGTTGTTGCATTACCAGCTAAAGCAGCTGTAACTGTTCCAAATTTAGCATTCATTAACGTTCCAGAAAATACCTCACTACTATTCGTAGCAGCTGTATATCCTGTAAAAAGTCCTAAACTATCGTCATATCCAAAGAAACCAACAGCCGCGGTTTCACCAGTATGATATCTAAATTCAATACCTCTATCTTTATTATCATCAGAGCCAGGAGCTGCATCACCACCTAATGTAAATATAGGATCATCAACTGTTACTACTGTAGAGTTTATCGTGGTTGTAGTACCACTAACAATTAAATCACCATTAATAGTTAAATCCCCAGATATAGTTCCATCTATTGATGAACCACTTCCAATAGTATAATTGGTATCTATCAACGCAAGAGTCGTTTCAAGATTATCTTTACTAACACTAACATCAGTATTAGTTGTAAATGTAAGGTTAGATTGTAAATAGGTTTGTAAGACACTAACATCCATTCTTTTAAGTGTACCAGCATCACTAATAGCTAGTTCATCCGTTGAAGCTAAGCCCGATGTTAACGCTGTTTGACCTGAAATAACATTATTGTTAAGCATACTACCTTCAACAGCGTTTGCTTGAATAGTTGCTGTTGTAGTGAAATTTCCAGAACCATCAAAGTTTGCAGATGCTAAAACTACATCACCAGTAGTTGTAAATGATCTTGCATTTGCTAATGCAGTTGCTGTAGCAGCATTACCAGTACAAGTACCTGAGCTTCCACTTACATCACCCGTTACGTCGCCTACGAAAGCAGTTGAAGTAATTGATGTTGCGCCCGTAACTACACCAGCGTCAATAACAATTGTTCCATCTAGAACAATCTGTTGGCCGGCTAGTGGAGTTATATTTAAATCCGTACCAGCATCAGTAGATATCGTATTTCCATTAATATTAATATTATCAACTTGTAGTGCTGTTAAATCTCCTAAGGAAGTAATTGCTGGTTGTGCAGCGGTTGTAACGGTAGCAGCGGTTCCTGTAGTATCTTGATTTAAGGTATCTACAGCTATTACACCATTTGTCGCTGTTAACCCAGACCCAGCAAATAACGTAGCGATTCTATCAACTGTAGTTTTTCGATTAGTGCCACCAGCACCATCATCAACTATAAATAGATCGCCAGACGCAAGACCCGCACCGATGTCGGTCATACCGTCAATATCTAAATCCCAGGTTAAAGTTGTACTAGAAGCTGTAGTTCTAAGACCAGCTCCACCAGCCAATGTAAATGCAGCAGACCCCGTACTATCTGTTGTTGTTGTACTATCATCTGTGGTAAGAGCCACGTCAGTTATATCACCCGTTGCAGTACCTAGCGTTTGCCAACTAGAGCCGTTGTGAAATTTTAATTTATTACTGTCGCTACTATCAACATAAATTTGTCCTGTAGCGGCAGTTGGCGCACTACTTGTAACATGTATTTTTGCGTTCTGCAGCTGGGAATCATTTAAGCTGATGTGGTTTAAAAATTCTATTGCCATTTTGTTTTTGTTTTAAATTTATTAGTTTAAGTATGCGGTTCCAGTGTTTGCACCAGAGAAGCTTACGGTTAATTGATTTGCGCTTTGGTAAGTTACCGCAGCTGCACCTATTTTTCCAGTCGATAATTTTACAGTAACAGTGGGAAACTTATTTAAATTATGTGTAATAACCCAAGTATCTGTATTTGCACTTTGTGTGTGTATATGGTCTTTATCAGAACCAAAAATTTCTAACACATATACATCTGGAGTTGTTGATGAGTTGTCTCCAGCTGTTAAAACTCCATTGCTAGAAATATGTGTTAATGTCATATCATAAAAATCTGTTATACCATCTCGTGCAAAAGCAGTACATTCATATATTCCATATATATTAGGATTATCTACAGAACTCCACTTAATTCTCTGATTAACATATTCTTCTAGTATATTTTGAGCCTCGTTTGGACTAGATTGTAACGTGGCTGCAAAAGGATATTTACTTATTTTTAAAGTAGTAACTGCTGAAAACGCTGTTGTCGCACTAGAATTGTTTATATTTATAGTTCCCGTTTGCATCTCACCATCACCACCATAAGTATTGTTATGATACAAATATGCTAGTGCTCTAGGGTCACATTCAGTAATATAGTTCATTACAGTGCTACTGTTTGCTGTTCCTGCGCCGGGCATTTCTGGACCAATCTTGAAATTTTTAGTAGCTCCCGTTCCGTCAGTACCAAGTATTTTATCAAGCGGGTCTAGAGTATTTACTGCATAAGTACTGATTCTAGCCATTTATATTATAAGTTTTATTTTATTTTTTCACTTTTTCTAGTGATCTACCACCGAAGTAAGCACCAATAACAGTTATTAATACTAATTGTAGTAAATCAGTCCATTTGTCTTGCACTTTGAAACTTATAGTTCCAGCATCGATAAATATCAACAATACTGTAGCTACTACTAAAAACACTAATACTAGTGGACGTATGTTTTTACTAAGCCATGAATCGGATTGCATATCCATTTTCCATCTCTCAGTAATATTCTTTTCCATCTCTATTTCATAACTAGAGACTAATTCTTTTACTTTCTGTTCTGCTGCTAACTTCTCTTCTTTCGATGTATGTAAATTATCTATAACGCCACCAACTCCTTTTATAAGTTCAGCTGCACCTCCTGAAAATATTTTACTCAACATTATTTCTTCTTTTGCCAAGGCGGAACTTCAGTTGTCTGTTTTTGCGCATCACCTTCTTCTTGTTGAGTTTCGTCGATTAAATGACCTTTTGGATAATTGTTACTAACCATAAAAGTATCTCTTTCCGCCCAACTTTCTGGTTCGCTAGAATCTTCAGTGAATTGAGTGTAAATTGGGTTATCATCATCTCCAGAATAAGACTCATTGTCTGCTAAAGACGTAACAAAACTTTTACCTTTTTTGTCTTTTTGAACTGCTGAAATATCTTGCACATTCCAGTTTTTAAGATCGTTATTTCCAGAAGTGTTTCTTGCAACAACTTCTTTAGCTTTGTCTGCTTGTGATTTTTTCTTTTGAAACAATGGTGTTCCTTCACCAAAGTTTTTAATACCGTCCATTTTAAATGCCATAGTTATGCGTTTTTATAAGCGGCTTTTTCCCAAGGAAACTTCTTGCTCCCTTCTTCTATCCACTTTCCGTTATACTTAATTTTACCATCTTTTCTAGGATATGTTGTACCACTATGTCTTATATAATCATCTCCATAAGATAGTTTACCAGACGCCATATCCTTTACGTGCTGAGTTTCGTGGTTAATTACTTCTTTTTCTTTATCACTACCTGGTTTTAATTTATCACTTATATAAATAGAACCGTCGTTATTAGCTTCGCCCAATATTCCGCCTTCCAATTTCTTTCTAAATATTGGTGTAGTTTCTGAACTTTTATATTCTCTTTTTTCTGATCCTAGTTTAAATCCCATTATCTATCTTTATCTTTTATCATATCATCTATAGCTTTATTATAAACTTTATCTGTATATGATTCATTATTATAAAATATGCTTCTTTCTGATGTTGGTAGATCTTCTTCTCCTAATAGGATTCTATATATCCTACTTATCATTTGAGAGCATTTAAACGAGGTTTTAAATATAGAATACATTATAGTAGTTCTATTCCTATGTCTCCAAGTATCTATCCAGCCCGCTTTCCTTAATCTATCCCATCTTTGTTTATCCCACGAGTATGTGTATACTCCATCCATGAAATCTTTTCTATTAAACCTTCCTTTGCAATCTAAATAGATTAATAGTTCTAAATCTGCATCTTTAATATTATAAGTCTTACAAACCCATTTCCTTGTTAATCTATAGTATTTAAAGAGATTCATCTCTCTTATATCTTGGGCTGTTAGTTTCATTCTACTAATACAACATCTCTAGCTCTAATTACTTGATAAATCTTTTTTTTAAAATCAATACCATTACCAGCGTGCTTGTCGTAATATATAATATCTTTTTCTTTTAATCCTTCAACTAGATTTCCAATTGATATTATTGTAGCTTTTATATATCTATTGTCCTGATCTAGTTTTTCAGTTAATATTAGACCACCAACTTTCTTAGGACCGATTTTTTCTTTTTCTACTATTATGTAATCATTTATCGCTCTCATTGTTCTCTAACGTTTGAAATTACACAATCAGCTGATATAATCGTATTTACTACACTTACAGCGTTTTTTAGAGCAGATTTAGTAACAAGGACTGGGTCTATGATTCCACGCTCTATCATATCAACACCATTACCACTTATAACATCAATACCATAACCGTGTTCTCTTTTTAAGTCATCTTCTATACCTGCATTTTCTAATATAACGTTATATGGAGATCTAATAGCTTCCATTAGTATTTGTTCGCCTCCTGGTTTCGCAGATATTTTTTCTGAAGCATTAAGTAAAGCAACTCCTCCTCCAGATACAATACCTTCTTTCAAAGCTGCTTTTGTAGCGTATATTGCATCTTCTACTCTATCGCGTTTTTCTTTTAGTTCGACTTTAGAATCAGCACCCACTTTGATGACTGCAACACTACCGGATAACATAGACAATCTTTGCTCCAACTTCTTTTTAATGAAACCATTTTTCTCATCAGTGATAAGTTTTGAAACGAGTTCGATGCGTTCTTGTAAATCATCTTGTATTTCTTCAATAGTTGTTATTACTGTATTTTGATCATCTGTTACAGCATACTCTGCTTCTCCTAAATGTTCTATTGTAATAAGATCTAAATCATCACCAAGTTCTTCGTCAATAACAGTAGCTCCAGTTAGTATAGCTAAATCTTCAGTAGTATCCTTTTTAGTGGGACCAAAGCCTGGTAAGTCAATTATATTGATCTTTATATTACCCTTGACTTTATTCATCATTAATGCAGTCTTAACTTGCTGAGCAACTGGGGCAACAACAAGTAATGATCTTCCTTTTTTTATAACATACTCTAAAATATTTTGTATTCTTCGTATATTAGGAATTTCACTAGAAACTATTAATACTAAAGGATTCTCTAGTTCAGTTCTATTTTTTTCCACATTAGTAATGAAATGTCTAGAAGTTAATCCACATTCGATTTGAACTCCTTCAACAATATCTACATATGTTTCGTTGGTTTCAGATGATTCCATTAAAACAACACCATCTTTACCAACTGTATTATAAGCCTCTGCTATAATCTTTCCAAGCTCTGTATCGTTATTACAACTAATCGAACTTACAGATTCCAGCATATCGCCTTCGATCTTGACAGCAGACCTATTTAAATATTTGTTTATTTTTTCTAGTCCTTTGTTAATACCTTCTTTTATTTCTCTTATTGAGCGTTTACTAAGATCTTGATCATAAACCTCTTTCAGTAAAGCTTGAGCAAGGACGGTAGCTGTAGTAGTACCGTCACCTGCTTCGCTTACTGTGTTCTTTGCGGCTTCTTTAATTAAAGTAGCGCCTATATTCTCAACCGGGTCATTTAAGACTACGCTTTGGGCTACGGTTACACCATCTTTTGTTATGACCGGATTTCCTCTCGCGTCTTCGTATATAACGCACTTCCCGGAAGCTCCTAAGGTTGATTTAACTGCTTGAGCTAATTTATCGACTCCAGCTTTAATTTTAGATTTAGCTTCATCACCAAAGTTAAGTTCTTTGACAATTTCGCTAGGCAAATTGTATTCCATATTTAATTTAATTTAATTTAACTATTACTAGAACGTCTTTACGACTTTCGGGCCACTAGCGGCCTCTAATTTTTTCGAGAAATGGTCGATGCTTCCGTCAATTGCTGCTTCAGCACCTTCTATGGTTTCTCTCCTGGTTACGTCTGCCCACTCGTCATCGGTGTTAGTTCGTAAACATTCAGTTTGGTAAAATCCATTAGGTAATTGTGTTATTCTCCAATTACTCTTAGAAGCTAAGTGCTCCCAATGTTTAACGGTTTCTTTACTCGGTTTTTGGTTGCCAGTAGTCATCGTACTGGTCTTGTAATACAAATAAGTCATTTTTTTTGGTTTTTATTGGTTAATACTGACTTGGTCTAGGGTGTTTCCCTATCTTTATCTATTTCTTATTGCTTTTATTGTAGCTTTTTTTCTAGTTTTTATATCTTTTTTATCAGCTCTTGTAAGACCTTCATCCTTTCTCATAGTTTTCGCTCTACCTCGAACTTCTTTAACGTCAGCTCTCTTACCACTTCTCTCTGCTCTTTTTGTTTTTCTTGCTATTTGACGTTCAGCTTTTTTAGCGGAAATAGTTTTATCTTTCTTTGTTTTCCATTCCGCGTCACTTGTAGCGCCCTTTCCAACTTTCTTTACTGTTTTAGTGTAAGTATCATCGTCTTGTTTAACATAGGTAGTTGTTTTACCCTTCTCATAAGTTGTACCATCTTTAGATCTAGCTCCTTTAGTGTATCTTGTAGCTTCTTTTCCCTCTACTTTCCCGGAAGATATAACTTTCTTTGCATCTGGATCAACTTGTTTCGCTGGAGATTTTTGTGGAAATGCACTAGCAACTGATCCTACAGATGATCCCATAGCGTTTGTGATGGTTGGTGGAGAAGGTTGTCTAGGAGGAATTGTCCCGGCTGTAATTTGTTTAACTGGAGAAGATCCCATGTTCTTAAACGACGGCTTATTTCCTGATTTTAGTTTGAATGCCATAGTATTATTTTTTATTTTGTTTTTTTATCTTGATACGGTCATGGGGATGATTCTTTCTTTTTTTGGATTATATTTGTGGCTTTCCTCATTTTTTTTCTTATTCCATTCTTTGCCTTTTTTGTAAAGTTTTTTAGCTGCATCTACAGCCAAAGATGCACCCCCCGTTGTTGCCGCTCTCACCGCGGTTTTTTTCAAATTCTTCCATGCTTTTTGACCCTTTTCATTCAAGAACGGGCGTTCCTTCTTTTCATAGAGATCTTCTTCTATTTCTTTACGTGTTTGTTTAGTTGGTGCAGCATCTTCTGGTGGAGTGTCTTTTGGTGTAGCGTCCTTTGTGTTATCAGCTTTTCTTAAACCCATATCTATCATACGTTGTTTATATTCTTCTGGAGTTTCTCCCCATTGATTTACTTCTTTTTCTTCTTCTTTCTCTTTTTCTTGGAATGGAGAAGATGTAGCTCTACCATCAGCTTGTCCAGCATAGTCTCTTTGTATTTTTAAAGACTCGCTACCTTTTTTGTAGTTTGGGTACATTGATGGACCCTTCATTTTATATCCCATAATTTTTGTTTTTAAATGTTATTAGTCAACTCTTCCAGTAGTAGCTTGAGTTAAATACATTTGTTCAGCTTCTACTTGAGAGAATCCTTCGTTTAGATAATCGTTTAATGTTTTTTTCTTTTTTCCTTTTTTATCTGCTGCAGATCCCTTTTTCACGTTAAGAGTAGTTTTCTTTATTCCTTCATTAGCTGTCTCTCTATCATTAAATAAATCTCTTTTAGATTTTTTAGTTCCATCTGCAAAGTGGGTTGCTGTAGCTTTATGTTTTTTACCATCATGCATTTGAAATGGAGTGTTTTTATAAAAAGTAGGTCCATTCATTTTAAATCCCATAATATTATTTTTTAGTAGGTGTTTCTAGTACCTCATTATCACCTGGAAACGTATAGTTTTTACCAGGTTTCATTATTTTTGTTTTTCCAGTTGTTAATCCGGTTCCTTTGATGTTACCTTTCTCTAATGGTTTACCATCATTTTCTTTCATACTGATATTATTACTTGGTAT